CTGCTTTTCTTAATAAAGTACGTACGTTTGTGATACCGGATCTAAAACTTATTATCCTTGAGCGATTGGTGACTATTCGCAGAATTGAAGAATTAGGTGGATCTATAGCTATCGGCCGTTCGTGGACGCGTGGTGGAATGGATAAAATTGCTAAAATGCTTGGATTGTGGATGGATCCTAATGCCAAACAATTGAATGAAGCGGACCTGACTAAGATTGATCAATCCATTAACGATGTGCTTGTTAATATGTATTTTTCCTCTGGAATTTTATATTATGATGACAAGCATCCGCTTTACCCCAAGATGGTAGAAGTCACCAGGCTACTTGCCCAGGAGATGTGTCAACGCATAACTCGTATGGCGAATGAGATTTGGGCTATAGTGTGTGGTGGAGTGCCATCAGGTGTTCTTGATACCTCCCACATGGATTCATGGGTTCTTCTTTTCCTATTTTGTCTTTTTTTGTGTTCACGTTGCCTCTTTGAATGGTGCGTTGTCGGAAGAGATTTATAAGTGTATGATTGACAATATCATTTGGTTTATTTGTTACGGTGATGATCACTGGTATGTTCTTCCATGGGGTGTGATTTCCACCCTACTTAATGTACACTGTTTTTCACATTGGTTGAAGACTTACTTTGGGATGGATATGCGCGATCAACGTTCTGGACACTCTTTTTTAACATTACACCGTAACGGGCATGTCATTCAGCAAGGTGGTGTGTTTTTGCGCCATTCTGCTGTCCATAACCCCTACTTGTCTGTATCACCTAAGCAACCGAAATATCTTCCTTATCGTCCTACTCGTGAAATACTTCTTAAAGTTGTGTATGGTCGAGAACCTAAGCCTCGTGACACTTGGAATATTCTGGCGTCCTGTCTTGGCCATGCATATGGTACCTACGCGTCGAATAGACATACTTATCATTTTTTGTCTTGTCTTTATCGTGTTGCTCTTCATTCTCTTGATTTTTCAGAAGGGTATGTACTGCGACGTCTTGCTGCCCATGCTGAGAAGGATGATATACGAAAAATGCGCCAACTTGATATGACTCCTGATGAGTTATATTCTGGATTCCCGAGCATGGAGACTCTCATTAAGAAAAATGAATATGATGAGTCGTACCATAACATAAAAGCTCGTCGTTACCAGGTTGTTTATGAATATCAAACTTAACTATGGTTCATGTGCCGGAGTACCGGATAGTTAAGTAAAAT